ATTTGCATAACCGAAGTAGACGCAGTAACTAAAATAGTCTGCACAGCCGAGCCACAACGCACAGGCCCATCAATGCCTGCTGTCAAAGGCTACAAACACATTTGGCACGACAGTTCTACATGGCCTGTATCCACAGCGCCTGATGGCACATACCTCCGTGCGCCTAGATACTATGGCACTTGCGATGACGATGCTGACACTACCATTGCTGGTGTGTTGCAAGTCTTAACAGAAGCAGAATTTAATGCCGCCAAAGTTATTGAACATGAAGCTCGTAAACCTTATCCATCTTGGATTGGTTACTTGGACACAATGACATGGGCTGCACCAGTAGCAAGACCTGCTGATGCCATTATGAATGGCGGTAATGTGCGCTATCAATGGGATGAAGCTACAGTCAATTGGATTCCACAGGTATGAAAGAGTTTTTCTTCATCTCAGGTTTACCAAGGTCAGGTTCTACCCTGCTCTCGGCTATCTTGCGTCAGAATCCTGAGTTCTATGCAGATATTTCCTCGCCAGTACAAGGCTTGGTGGCATCTACCATCAATGTTATTACTGGAAGCGAGAGCAATCACCTGATAGATGAAGACAGACGCAAGCAAATACTGAAAGACGTGTTTGAGGCTTACTACAAAGCAGTTACTCCTAAAGTAGTGTTTGACACTAGCAGGGGATGGACTGCCAAAACATCTTTGCTGAAAGACTTGTACCCGCAGACCAAGATTGTCTGTTGTGTGCGTGACTTGCCTTGGATACTGGATAGTTTTGAGCGTATTGCTGCTAAGAATTCACTTTATGGTGCGGCACTAACAGATGATGAAGCTAGGCAGACAGTCACCACAAGATGCGATGCCCTAATGGATGTAAAGAAGGAAGGCCAAGTGGTCAAGCCTTATTACTTCCTAGAAGAAGGTCTGTTGCTAAACCCCGACATGATTATGTTGGTGGAGTACGAATCTTTGTGCAAAAAGCCTGAGAGTGTGATGCGTGAGATATACAATTTCATTGGCAAACCTTATTACCAGCACGACTATAAAAATGTCGAGTATGAGAATGAAGTGTTTGACAAAGCCTTGAATATGAAAAGCCTTCATACAGTACGAAAAGAAGTTACATGGCAAGAGCGTCCATCTATTCTTCCTAAGTCTGTATGGGAGAAGTATTCTGGCAAAGAGTTCTGGCGCACACCCGCACCAGAGTTTGCAATGAAACAACTGTATAAGGTTAAGGGATGAAACGTATATTGATTATGGGCTTGCCTGGTGCTGGTAAAACTTACCTAGCACAGCACGTTCTTGAGCATTTGCAAAACAATCGCAAGACAGTCATGTGGCTTAACGCTGATGACGTGCGTAAGAAGTACAACGATTGGGACTTCTCACATGAAGGCCGTATTCGTCAAAGCTTGCGTATGCGTGAGCTTGCTGACAGCTACGATGTAGATTATGTGATCTGCGACTTTGTTGCACCTTTGGTTGAGATGCGTAACAACTTTAAGGCTGATTGGACTGTCTGGGTTGATACTATTAATCAAGGCAGGTTTGAAGATACAAACAAAGTGTTTGTTGCACCAGAACAGTATGACTTCAGAATCACAGAGCAGAACGCTGAAAAGTGGGGCGAGTTCATTGCGGCCCACATCTTGGACAACCGCCAGCGCCCTGTCTTTGATTGGCAAAAAGAGACTGTGCAAATGCTTGGCAGATGGCAACCTTGGCATGAAGGCCATCGTAAGTTGTTTGAGAGAGCATTGGCTAAAACAGGTCAAGTAGTGATTCAGATCAGAGACTGTCAAGGTTGGAACGGCTCAAACCCGTTTGCTGCCAATCAGGTTAAAGATTTTATCAAGCGTGATTTAGATCCTTTGTATCAAGGTCAGTATGAGATTCAGCTTGTGCCTAATGTGGTTAACATCACCTATGGTCGGGACGTGGGCTACAAGATTGAGCAAGAGTCTTTTGACGATGCTACACACGCTATTTCAGCAACTAAGATACGAAAACAAATGGGTGTCTAAATGCAACAAGAAGTAACCCACGCCCAAATCTACGAAAGACTACTTGAAGTAGAGTCTAAGGTAGATACCATCGACAAGAATACAAAAGGTCTTGTAGAGGCTATAAAGGCTCTTGATGGTGCTTTTAAAGTATTGGGATGGATTGCTTCTGCTGCTAAACCTATTCTATGGGTTAGTGCGCTTATTATGGCGGCTGGTGCTGTATGGCAGACATGGCTTAAAAAGTAATGGCTAATGTAAAACAACAACTAGATATTCCTGCTATACCCTCTTTAGGTACATCAGGAATTGTCTATTCTCAAAGTGTCCAGAATCAGAACAATGGACTTTTGAGGTTGTTTTTTACGAAGTTAGTCAATTCATTGCAGTCTTTTTCTGGCCCAAGGGGTGGTAAATACTTGAATAATCCTTACGGGGCTTTTCAAAGTACAGTAGATCAGACGGCAACAACGGCTAATACAGCCTATGCCATGACATTAAATACTACAGATTATGCCAATGGTGTAAGTGTAGCAAGCAGTTCCCGTATTACAGTAGCTGATGATGGGATTTGGAATCTACAGTGGTCTGGTCAGTTTGATAATTCTGATTCTCAAGACCATGATGTAAGGGTCTTTCTCAAGATTAATGGTACTGTAGTTACAGGCTCAACTGGATTCTTTGCAGTTCCTAGTAAGCATGGATCAGTCAATGGTCATGCTTTAGTCGGATGGAATTACTTTGTGAGCTTAAATGCAAATAGTTATGTTGAAATTTGGTGGGAAACTGACAACATTCAAGTAACAATACAAACTTATCCTGCCGCAGGTGACTATCCATCAACTGCATCACTAATTGCTACAATGAGTTTTGTGTCTAATCTACCAACGATATAGAATGCAGATATGGCATACATTCCACTACAAATTCCACCAGGCGTATACAAAAACGGGACTGAATATCAGTCTAAAGGCCGTTGGAATAGCGCAAATCTAGTACGTTGGTACGAAGGCACTATCCGTCCAGTAGGTGGATGGAGGAAGCGTTCTACCTCTCAACTAACGGGTATGGCTCGTGGTTTGATTAACTGGCGTGATAACTCAAACAATAGACGTATCGGAATTGGTACACATTCAAAGCTTTATGCAATGAATGAAGGCGGTACTCTAACAGACATTACTCCAACATCTTTTACTGTTGGCGATGCTGATGCTGTATTAAAGATTGGTTATGGCTATGGAACTTATGGAAGTTCTGCCTATGGTGTTGCCAGACCAGATTTAGGCTCATATACCCCTGCTACTACTTGGAGTTTGGATACCTTTGGCGAGTATCTCGTTGCTTGTTCATCCAAAGATGGCAAGTTGCTTGAGTGGCAGTTAAATGTTGCTAATGATGCTGTTGCAATTACTAACGCACCAACTAGCTGTACTGGTCTTATTGTTACTCAAGAACGATTCTTATTTGCACTAGGTGCGGGTGGTAATCCCCGTAAGATTCAATGGTGTGACCAAGAAAACAATACTGTTTGGACACCTGCCGCTACCAATCAAGCTGGAGACTTTGAGTTAACCACAATTGGCTCTTTACAGTGCGCTAAACGCATCCGTGGTGCTACTATTCTGTTTACTGATGTGGATGTACATACTGCCACCTATATTGGTCCTCCGTTCATTTATGGCTTTGAGCGTGTTGGTACAGGTTGTGGTGTTATATCTAAGCAATCAGTAGCCGCTACTGACAATGCTTGCATTTGGATGTCTGGTACAGGATTCTGGATATATGATGGTTTTGTTAAGCCCTTAAATTCTGACGTTTCTGATTATGTGTTTAGTAACATAAACGTTGCTCAGTCATCTAAAGTCTATTGTGTACATAATTCAACATTTGGTGAGATCTGGTGGTTTTACCCAAGCTCTGCTTCTACTGAAATAGATTCTTACGTTTCTTACAATTATCGTGAGAATCATTGGGCTATTGGTACGTTAGCACGTACGTGTGGGACAGATCGTGGAATCTTTAATAACCCAATTATGGTTTCTACAGACGGATTTGTTTATGAGCATGAAGTTGGCTTT